CGACCCCCTTTTTTAATGCTTATAGATAGTTTATCCTATAATATTACCAATTATGTCTGGTGTCGCTAATAGACCAGTAGATATGAGTGATAAATTTAAAGAAGATGGATGGGAATATTGTAAATATTTGATCACTGACCCCCGTTCCGATGCTTATATAGAGGCACATAAGGAAAATCTGGAAAAAAGTGATATATAAGTTATAAAACCTTGCTAAAATGGCAACTGTATCGAAAAAATTTGTCGATTTAAACCCAAATTTTGATGCAAATCCTTTAACTAAGGATTTACCACTGCTAAAGAACGCTGAAGCGATCAAATTTGCAGTGAAAAACATTGTAATGACTGCTAGAGGGGATAGAGCGTTTCGTCCATTTTTTGGATCTACAGTTTCTAGCTCATTATTTGAAAATTTTACCTTTGCAACAGCAGATGATGTAGCAATTGCCATTGAAGATGCCCTAAATGCCTACGAACCAAGGGTACAACTACTAGATGTAGATGCAATGGATGACATTGATGGAAATTCATTGGATATAACTGTCAGGTATAGAATTATTGGTCTACCTTTGGACACTCAATCACTTAACTTAATACTAGAAAGAGTATAATGGCTTTCAATCAAGTAACTAATCTCGACTTTGAAGAAGTAAAATCCAGTTTGAAGAACTTCATGCGTTCTTCTGAAACTTTTAGTGATTATAACTTCGAGGGATCGGTATTATCACAGTTATTGGATGTATTATCCTATAACACCTATTACAGTGCCTTGAACGCCAACCTGGTGGCGAATGAGGTCTTTTTTGATAGTGCCTCTATAAGAGAGAATGTAGTATCACTTGCTAAGTTAGTTGGATATACCCCAAGGTCTGCAAAGGCAGCAAAGGCAACTATAAGTATGGACTTCTTGGTTACTCCTTCTCAAGAGTCATTAACCATCAAGAAAGGTACTGCCTTTGTGGGTGCTAATGGTGAAGGAACCTTTGTATTCAGTGTTTTAGCAGATGTTACGAGAGAAGCATATGTTGATGGTAATGGAATACGTCGTGTCACCTTTACAGACATTGACATTTACCAAGGAAACCTTTTAGAACTTAATTATACAGTAGATACATCTACAAAACAGTCATTTATAGTTCCTAGTGCTGATGCAGACGTTGATTTGATCAGTGTTACTATAGATCAGGCAGATAATGCAATTCCAATGTCTTACAAACCAGTAAAAGACATTACTGAGATTGCTGCAACTGATAGAATCTACTTTATACAAGAAAATAAGAGTGAACAGTTTGAACTTATCTTTGGAGATGGAGTATTTGGTAGAAAATTAGTCAGTCAGGATAAAATTAACATTGAATACCTCAATACTAACAAAAGTGCAGGTAATGAGTGTACTAGTTTTGAATTTGTAGGTAGTATTACATCTGGAAACACTATAATAACAGAATTACAACCTACAATTACGGTAACTACCAGTTCTGTTGGTGGTGCTGAGCCAGAAAGCGTAAGTTCTATTAAGTATTTGGCTCCAAGATACTACTCTTCTCAAAGAAGAGCCGTAACAGTACGGGATTATGAAACCTTAGTAGCGGAATTATATCCAAACTTACAATCTTTATCTGTATATGGTGGAGAAGAAGCAAGTCCTCCGCAATATGGAAAAGTATATATTGTAGCAAAGCCCAATGGTGCAGAATCACTTACAACTACTGCTAAGAAAGAATTACAGAAATCAATTAAGAAATATACCATCCTTACGGTTATTCCAGAAATTCTAGATCCATCTTTCCTATATTTGGAGATAAGTTCCTTTGTATACTACAATAGTAACAGATCAAGAAGGAAATCAGCTGATATTGCAAATGTAGTAAGGGGAACGATACAGAGTTTCGGAAATAACAGGGATTTGGAGCGTTTTAACGGTAAATTTAAATATTCTAAGCTGATTGGTCAAATAGATGCTGCAGATTCTGGTATAACATCCAATATTACTCGTATTAGGATGAAAAAGAACATCCAAGCACTGACTAATGTGTTTGCATCTTATAAAATTTGTTATGGTAATGTAATTTCACAAAATACCGACTTAGTATCGACTGGATTCAAGTTAACAGGAGAAGATCAGTCATATATTTGGTATTTGGAGAAATACGGTACAGACAGTATTGCAATTTATCGTGTAGATGGAAGTGAAAAGAAATACTATAGTCAAAACATAGGAACTATTGACTATTCGATGGGTGAAATAAATATTAATGGTATTAATATCAGTTCTACAGTGGGAAACACAGAATATATCTCTGTATCACTAGTACCTGCATCAAATGATATTATTGCCTTGAGAGATCTGTATTTAACAATAGCAGATTCAGATATTTCAGTTTCAACAGTTCTAGATGAGACAGCATCTTCATCTAGAACATCAGGAGTAGGTCAAACCCCAATTTATAGCTAATGTTCAATTCTCTGCAAGTATCGAATGCCATTGAGCAGCAGGTTCCAGATTACCTGTCAAATGACTATCCAAATTTTATTGCATTTATCAAGGACTACTATAGATTCCTAGAAACCAATGGTAATGCCTTAGATTTACTAGATGGGTTAACAGAATTAGTTGATATTGATACTTACACTGGTGCAGACGCTACTGCCACTCTAGAGGGTGCTGTAACCGCCTCAGATACGTCTATTACCGTTTTAGGGTATGTAGAGTTCCCTAGAAATAATGGACTGCTTAAAATCGACGATGAGGTCATATTTTACAAGAATTTAGAAGCTAAAGAAGATGGTGGTGTTAAGAAAACTGTTTTCAGTGATTGTGTAAGAGGATGGACTTATAATACACTAACTCTTGATGGAGGATTCACTGCTAACATTGTTACAACTGCTGCAGATCACTCTAGTGCTGCAATTGTCTATAATCAGTCATATACTTACATTTTATACTTCCTAGAGCAACTTAGGGAGCAGTATTTAATAGATTTTCCTCAAAATGTATTAAAAGACAATTTAGACCTTGTAAACGTTGATTTCCTTTTAAAAAAAGCAAAAGATTTCTATCTTGCAAAAGGAACTCCTCAAGGAATTGATTATTACTTCAAATTCCTCTTTCAGGAGAAACCAGAGCTTAAAAATTACAATGAAGCACTAATAGATGCTTCAAATGCGACTTATCAGAGTAAAGAGATCGTTAGATTAGAATCTTTAGATAATTACGATCCAAGATTACTTGATGGTGCATCTTTGATACAAGGAACTAATGAATTTCCAATACAGACAGTAGAAAGTGTCTTTTCCTACTCAAGTCAAGTATATGAGGTTGAATTGTCAAATGGGCAACTTTTAACTCCAACAAGATTTACAAAAATCACTTCTGCACTCTCTGGCAATAAATTATTCGTAGATTCCACTCATGAGTTCCCAAAAACAGGATATTTGCGTATTGGGCAAGCTCTAGTTGAATATACTGGAAAAACACTTAATTATTTCAAAGTTAAGGACTTTGGTGCTACAAGATATAAAGTTGGAGATAAAATCTGGGATCATTCTAGTTTAGCAACAGTAAAGACAAGACCAGACATATTCTTTGCACTTTATGCTGGAGTTTCAAGTTTTAATGTAGATTCTTCATTTACCTCTTATCAAGTTAATGATATTGGTACTGTAATTGATATTGTTAGTCAAGATGACTTAATTCTTAATAATTGGTATTTTAACGATCTTTTACCTTGTACAGTTAATATTGGATTCTTATCTGGTGTTAATACTGTTTGGTATGACGATGAATCTGCTTATGTTTATACATCAAGTATTCCATACTACGATATTTTCACAATACCTAGTAATATCATCCTAGAGGATGGAGATTGGATTAGACGCTTCCCAAGGTCATTTAATCGTAATACAGAAGGAAATAGAGAAGATATACCAACTAATGAACCTATAGGTTTCTTAAGAGATGGAACTGCTGTTTTAAGTTGGAAAAGTTCCACAACTATTACTAGAGGTAAATTAGAGAGTATTACTATTGAATCTGGTGGAGATAATTATAATGTCAATAATCCTCCTTCAATTATCGTTGATGTACCTAGAGGAGAAAATGGAGAAGACCTTACAATACCTGCTTTGGTTAATCCAGTTAGTGGACATGAAGGAACAAGAGCAGAAGCAGAATTAATTGTACATGGATCGCTAAAAGAGGTTTATATTGAAAATTCTGGTTTAAGTTACCCTAAGAATATTAGTATTGATATTATTAAGGATTCAAATGATACTGAGTACACTGGTACTGATTTTTCACCAGCTATAGTTCAGCCAATTGTAGTTAATGGTAAAATAACAAAAGTAAGGATTATAGATCCTGGAAAGGGTTATAGTAAACAACCAATAATAAGAATTACTCCAGTTCTCAATCAACAAGCTGGTGTAGTAGAAAATGCTATATTAAGTGCTTTTGTTACTGGTCCTATTTCTAAAGTTAATATAACCAATTCTGGTGCAAGATATATGCAGGATCCTACTTATGCACTTACAAAGGGTTCTAGTGCTACTGGATTCGTAACAATATCTAATGGTCAGATTATACAAGCAACAGTTATCAATGGTGGTCAGCAATACAATAGTCCACCAGTAGTAACCATTAAAGATAATGCTAATACTGGAAGTGGTGCTATTATAGTACCAACTATGAGTGCTGGTGCAGTTACAGGATTAAAGGTAATAAATGGTGGAATTAACTATTCAGATAATGGAGTTACCTTAGATATTGCAGAACCAGGTTCTGGAGATATATTATTACCTAATGTAACTAAATGGGATCTTATTAATAACTTTGATAATAATAATATCTCAAATTACTATGATGAACCATCTGGACTATTTTTAGCAGGTGAAAGAGCAATTGAACAAGATGGACAAAATTATATTGGTAAAAAACTAACAGTATTGGGTCCACCTAGAAATTTAACTATTAAAGAAGATGGTGTTATATCTACACTTGATTTCACAGATGCAACAGTTCATTCTCCAATTATTGGTTGGGCATTAGATGGTGCTCCAATATATGGTCCTTTTGGATATAAAAATGCATATGAGGCAGATCCTGCTCAGATTAAGAAAATGCAGAGTGGATATGTCAAATGGACATCTGTACAGCATGAAACTAATCAAGATCCTATTAGAGTAGAAGCTTCTAATATACAAGGTCTTGATACTTATATTTTAGGGTCTTTTGCTCAAGATTATCACTGGAGTCCACTTGCTGCTGATTTAGATGAGCAAAATGGTAGATTCTGTGTTACACCAGAGTTTCCAAATGGTGTCTACGCTTATTTCATGACCTATGACTTAAGTTCAAATAATATCATTCAAAGTGGATATCCATTCTTTGTTGGACCAAAATTTGCAGGAGTAACATATAAAGATTTTAATGATTTAGAAATTGTAGATACTGATGCTATTAGTAATGTTACTAGATACGTTTCTGCTGAATCTACAACAGTATCAAGAGCTATTGATAAAGGTAGTTTCCAAGTAGCATCTATACCAACATCATCTTTAGCTACTTTAGATTCTATTAAGATAATAAGTGGTGGAACTGGATATAAGATTGGTGATACTGTAGTATTTGATAGTACTGATACTGAAGGATTTGGTGCTAGTGGATATGTTAGTGTATTGGATGGTCAACCAGTAACTAGTGTTGCTTTTGCTGAGTATCATTATCTTGAGTATTCAAATGAATTACAGCATTTTACAGTTGGACAAACAATAAAGAATAATGACACTTTCCAAGGAACTATACACAGTATAGACCCTAATAATAGAAGAGTATATTTAGATGCTGTTACGAGTCATCCAGTAGTAGGAGACGAGATATATGATGATACTTTAGTAGTAGATACTAGCGTATCTAGTGAATTAGCAGGTGATGATAAAAGTAGTATTTCTGTTACTGCTAATGTAACTGGAGCATTATTAACTCAAGATCTTAGTAGTGTTGATACTTATTTCTCTCTAGGAAGCTTTACTAATGGAAGTATTTCTGATTTTTATTCTACAACCGAATTAAAGTATATTAAAATTGATGATGAGTATATGAAGGTGCTTAAGCAAGTTACTGGTCATCTATTCGTTTTAAGAGGTCAATCTGGAACTATTCCAGCAGCACATGCTAATGGTGCTTCTATAACTTTATGTGACGCTATTGAAGTATTTGATAGCTCTCCATTTGTTATTGGAGATGTTATAAAGATTAATAATGAAAATGCTAATGTTGTTGATATTCAAATTACGAAGGAATCCAATTTCTTAAGAACTAGAATTGTAGATGGAACTGGAACTACTTCTGGTAATACTTATTATTTGTATTTGAATAAGGTAATTCAAAATTTATCTGGTGTTACTGGTGATGTTGTAAATTTAGATGGTGATAGTAATATTGAAGATTTAACATTAACTCAAGGAACTTTTGATGCTAGTCCTATTCCTGAGATAGTAGTTGGTACACAAACTTATGATCCTACTGCAGTTATTAGTGATAATATTAATATTCAAACATCAACTTATAAACATTTACTTATTGTTGAGAGGTCTACTTATGGAACTACTATTGCTCAACATTACCCTAGAACAACAGTTAATAGATTAACTAGAGTTTATGCTACAGTTACAAAATATGAACAAAATAGAATATTAACTAGTGTTCTTGCTCAAAATAATGGATTATCTTCAAATGATCATGTAACAATAGAAGCATCTACTGCACAAGCAATTAGTGTAAATATAACCTTATCTGGTTCTACACTAACTCAAGGTGGATTTACTGAATTAAATGGAAACTATTATAAGACATTTTATGAAGGATCTTCATATAATTATGT